TTAGTACGTTTAGCCTTACGTGCCATACGACTGCCCAGTCTGAGTTTTGTTAACTTTAGTTTAATACGTTTCTTAATATCAGGAGCCGCAAAACATTGTGCTGGTTTTGCTACAATACGTCCTTTACGTCTGCCACTCGTACAACGATACTTGCGGACAACCTTGTTGCCACGTTTAGCCCAAGCCATTTTGGCCTCTTCAATATCAGTATCTATGAACTCAATTAAACGCATATTGTATTTAGCGTTTTTTATTTTATCATTGTGAAGATTACAATTCCCAATGCTGAAGCAAGGACACCAATGATTCCCGCGCCCCAAGCCATAACCTGCTTGTTGCGTGAGCCTTCCATTTTAGTGATAGAGTTAGCGATGTGATTTAACGTCTTGTCTTGCTTGTCAAGTCGATCATTCACCGCATCGAGTTTGTCGTGCAGTGATTTATACCTTTCAGAGCACAACTCTACGTGTGCTTCTAAACTTTCTTTTTCAATGTCTGCCATTGATCTCGTTCTCACCAACTCTTGGGCGATGCTTGAATGGAGTGCCTAGTGTATGCCTGATTTGTGCCTAAATTTGTGTGCCTATTTTATCGAAGCATCTTATAGTGTATTTACCTATTTTACGTTTTCTTGTATTAGTAGTATATTACGATCTAGGTCCCTAAAACTGAATACTGGAGGATCTAAAACACAATTTTCATCTAATCCACTTATGATAGGAATATCCTGTAATATATTTGCTAGCTCTTCGCCATTTCGTCCAAAAACATCTTCACGTTCAATACCGAAACGCCAGGTCCACATGTTTAGATCTGCTACGAGTTCCTGTGTGAAATCATGCCTTTCACCAAACGTAACACCAATATCTTTAAATCTACCGTGTACAGCAGCAAATGTTTTTCTTACAGGCGGACCTAAACTCCAGGGCTGTGTAAGCATACCTATACATTGTTGTAATGTCTCAAAGTTTCGTTGTTGATTGCGTGTCTTTCCAGTACCACGTAAATTATCAGTCTCTGTAATATCAACAAGAGTAAGGACATACCATGTTTCTTTATAACTTTCAAGCATGTAATGGATCCTCTTCTGACAAAAATTTTCCAAGCTCTATAAGTTGCGCCTGGCCTTTACACTCTATACAATCAACACTATTATACGACATAAACTTAACACAACGCAATCTGTTTGTGCCCATGTATACACCCCATATTTTTCCATCTTCATTTACTACAGGTGGATTAATATGCGACCACATTTCATGTGCGCCTTTGCGTTTAAAAAAACTTGTGTTCCACCAGTCCAGTGAACACTTGTAGTATAATAAGGGATACCACAATCCATCATCCATTATACGTGGCATATCACGCCAGTACCAACGGTTATCCGCATGCCAACTCATTGGACTAAGTTTATCGATATCTACACTATGTATGCCAGGATGATCCCGCCATACGCTCGAACAATGTCTCATACTAGTAATTATAAAGAATAAAAAAAGCGGTGCTAAAAAACACCGCTTTTCTTATTGTTGTAAGTTTATTAAACTTAACCTTGGTTAAAGTTACCAAAGTAAGCAACAACTGCTGCTGTTACACCTGTTGCGCCTTCACCGAAGTTAGCACCTGCTGCTGGAGCAGGACCTTCTGAAAGGATATAAACAACGTCTGAAGCACCAGCGTTAAAGCCACCGTCGGTGTCGTCACCAACACCGATAACTGTTGCTGTCTTCTGGATGAACTGGATTGCTGCGTCGAGCTCGTCCTGTGTCATGTTAGTCTTTGAGAGACTTGTTAGGGCTACCTGACGGTCACCACTATATGTATTTGCGTTACGAACGCCTACGTTTAGATCAGCCATTTAACTGTTTCCTTCTCTGTTATTATACTAGCTCGAAGCCAGGATCTGTTACATCGCTGCTTGAGCAGTCGAGGTTATTAGAACCAGCAGCACTTAGAGTGCGAACTGCTGTCTGTAGTGTTGATGCTGTATAAGCACCAGCTGGGTAGATAGCTACTGAGATCTGACCACTTGTGTCACCCTCAACCTGATACATCTCAATATTGCCCTTGAGCATGATGTGACGTAGAATTGCTTCTACACCTTCGCCTGCGTCTAGTTCGTTACGAATGTCTTCAACGTTGCCTGAAACGTCCTTAACAATAATTTTAAAGAAGTCCAACTGTGGACCATTTAGGATAACTGTTTCGTCTGCTGCAATAGCACCGCTGCCTGCGGCGCCGCGGTCATTAGCAACAACGCCAAAGGCGTTACCATTTGTGCGAGTAATCTCTGCCATTTTTTTTCTCCATTGCACGAGTAATCTAATACGTGCTTAGTATTATTTATCTAGGTTTGGAGAAATTATATAGTATTAAAAATACTTATAGCCAATCTTATATCCCACATAACCTGCTGCGGCTACGCCAAGACCCAATTTCGCCCAATCTGGAATAGGACCTTTTGCTGGAGTAATGTCTTTGGGATCTATCTGCCCTTTGGCACTTTGTACATAAGGTTTAAACATATCGCTGCGGAATTGTCCATCCTGCCTAAATGTATTAAGCATACGACTAGTAACAATACTACGTTCCGCACTGTTTGATGTGCCATAGTCGCCCATTACACGACGAACCTGTCTTAGGAAACTATTACGAATACCCAGGTTCTTTTGCTGCTTTAAAAAGAACGTTCTGTCCATGCTTGTTCTTTGCTTGCCTGCTGCTATGTCACGTAACCAACGTTTGAGTTGTAGTTCATCAAAATTAACGCTTCCTAAATCACCAACTTTATCAGAATACTTTGATGGATTAGCAAGTATTGCTGCTAGGTTGTGCATATCAGTAGCGCCTGTTCTAACTTGTGAAAAACTCTGATAACGTAATGTATCTTTAGCATATTTACGTGCCCAGGCTGGGTTTGTATGACGCATCTGCTGTAGTAGCATCATGTGCTCAAAGAAACTCTCGCCAATATCGTAAGCAGACTTGCCTGTAGCATCGCCTGGTCTACGCATATATCTTGCTTCAGCAAGTTCCTCTCTCATAAATTCAAACGCCATTACTTACCCCAGTCCTTAGGAACTGTAAAATTAGCACGGTTAAATTCAAGTCTATCATTAAACTTAACGGCGCCACCTTCGTGACCTATGGCAACAAACCCTTCCGGATTGGTTACTTTGTAACCATCATCGGTTTTTAGGAATGTTCCTATACTGTCAATGTTATTTAGTTTGCGTATTAAACCTAACTTAGCATCGATTACACTGCTATACAATGTGAACACTGATAATAAAGTACCCATATTATCCTTTACAAACTGATTGGTTTGTTTAAGTTTTGCTATACGGTTGTCATATGCTTTAGTGCCTGGTCCGCCAGATAATTTAGCTACTTCTTTGTTAATACGTTCTTTATAGAACTTAAGAAAGTCCTTAACAAAGGCTTTAGGATCACCAACGTTTTGATTGTTACGTACACGACTATTCATGTAAATATTAAACATAGGGCCCAAGTCTTGATCTGTTCTAAACTTGTCAAAGTCTGCTTTATTAATTGCTTTTAGCGCACCTTTCATTTGTGCTATGTCTTGTAGTGTTTCTTTGTTTTCTTGGTCACTCAGTGTAGCTGTACCTGTGTAGTCTTTATAGTAGGCATCCTCAACCCATACATCTGAGGCCTTCTGTAACTCACTAACGTTAGCACCAAAGTTTGCTGTCATACTTTCAACACTGTCGCCAGTATAGGTTGTATGAAATACAATACCTAGGTCTGCTGCTTGGATTCGTTTAGCAGCATCTGAATCTTTTTTAACAGCATAGGTAATAGTGTTTGGTTTAAACGCAATCCAACTTTCACCATCAATTTCTGTTTCTTCAGGTGGACGCTCAGGGCTAAACAGCAGGTCACCCTGTAGGACTTTTCCCTGTATGCCTAGCTTGCTTAATTTTTCCAAGCAAACACCTAGTATATTATATAAGGGAGTACCTTCGTAATATTCATCTAAGTCGTCTTTTGACTTAACTTTCTTGCTTGCTTTAGCAAACACACTCTTGGTACCAACAAAAAACTTACCGTCCGCAGGATCTTCACCAGCAAAAACTGCTGGCGCACCGTCCCACTTAACTGTAACCTGTTGCTTGCCGCCGCCTTGTGCTAGCATGTCACGCACACCGTCTATAAACTGAATAGCCCTAACAGCACCCTCATAGCCATTATCAAGTATAAGATCCTCAACATGAGTCATATGTAGGTTCTTACCTTCTTTTGCTTCTAGGATATGATGTATACGCATTATGCGGCTTTCAGATACTGGCTAATAGCATCTTGGATTTCTGGACTCAAAGCCTTAATTTTTCCAGCGAGTTGGGATACAACATTATTTTCTTCTTGACCCTGTTGTGTATCCGCTGCGCCAGATGTTGTTGATTTAGGTTCATCTAAGCCACTGTCCTTAAATGCTGTATTGATAATGCCAGTATCTATTTTTTGTCCTATCATTAGTTGAGCAATTTGTTCGCTATCAGTAGGTTTGCCGGCCTTTTCCCAGGCCTTCATTAGTTTACTAGCAGTAACACGAGTTGTCATGTTCTTACCAATTTCCTGTGCTTTGCCCATAGCAACACCAGCAATTTTTCCTGCCTGCTGTTTGATGCCACTTAAACTAATTTCGTCCAATCTCTTGCGCTCTGACAAGTATACAGCATTCGCAAATATTGTCAACACAACTGATTCTTCAACTGGGTTTCCTTCAGCATCCACTGGAGTACCTTCAGAGTCAATACTTGAAGCGCCTGCTGCTGCTCCTGTTGCTGCTGCTGCCATGTTACCAAAGAACTCTTGAGAATTTTTAATATCTTCTAATGCTTCACCACGCATCCAGTCATTATATTCACCTACACCATTTACTTCAATGTTTCTGGCATATGCTTCTGCTGCATCAAAGGATGCGGCGGCGGCCTCATAATTACCAGCGTCCCAGGCCTGTATTCCTGCTTGCCAATTTCTTTGAACATCAGCCAACTCTTCTGCTGTACCATATACACTAACACGTTCATAAAAGTCTGGTGCGCCGGTAGCATTAGCATTAAAATTTAGGGTTAGTCTTTGAGCTTGGGGAAACAGTTCATCAACTACTGCCATCTGTATTTCACCAAAAGCATCTCCGATAGCATCAATAGTTGCGCCTGCTAGAGCACCAATTGCTGCTGTCTTAAGACCTTTACCAACGGCTGTTGAAAGTTTTTCACCTTTGACTAGTTCCACACTACCACGTAGTACCTGACCAGCAATGGCACCGCCAACTGGACCGCCTGCTACTGCGGCAATCATTGTTAATATACCAATAACAAACGCTGTTTTCTTAGGATTTTCTTTGGCGTAATCACCTAGATTATCTACAAGTTTTAATGTCTTTTGTCCTGCTGCGCTTGTGCCTAATTTCTCTTTTAAGTTTAATTTTAGTTTATCAAATTGACTATCGAATGCCTTAACTGGAGTAGTATCCTGTAACCACTTGCCGGCATCATTAATCATTTTGTTAGCGGCGGCTATTACATCCTTACTTTTACCCAGTGCTGTTCTATTAGCACCCCCATCATTAGCAGTCTTTTCAGCCTGTGTGAACAGTTGACCAATTTGATCTGCTGTTAGAGCTGCTTCACAAAGGTATGCTTGTTTTACAAGTGGCTGGGCGTCGTAAAATATCCCTTCAACAATCCTACGTTGTTGGGGAGTCATTCCCTCAGTAACTTCACGAAGTAGTTTATAATTACTACGCTGATGATCTTCAAATAGTTTGACTTGTGTTGGTAATGTATCAGTTAGTCTCATGCTGCCAACGCTTTCTGTAATTCTTGTTTTTGCTGTGGTGTTAGTTTATCAAGTTCTGTCTTAATATCCTGTGGAATTTCAATAGTGCCTGCTGCCTGTGCGGCTGGTTGATCTGTTCCAGCTTCAGGCTCAGCGGGTGTGAATGGTTTTTTAGATTTTGGATCCAATAACTTGCCACGTTCAATATTAAATGTTTGACCCTGTTGACCTTTAACACTAACCTTGTTTTCATCACCGTCTTCACTTTTGCCCACTACTTGGGCTGATGTTGCTTTACCTGATTTGCTGATAAACATAACTGGCTGGTTGGGTGTAAACTGTATGTCCTGCTGCTCATCGCCAGTAACAGCACCCTGCGGTGTCTGAACATCCGCTGGCTGTGCGGCAGTGCCGTCTGCTTGGGCTGCGGGCATTGGATCACCGGTTACATCATCAACACCGTCTTTGTTAGCATCTGCTGGTGGCATTGTTTGCTGTACACGTTTAACGTCATCAGCATCAACCTTTGGTACACTGTTAGGATCATTACCCTGTGCTGGTTCGCCATATACTTCAATCTGCGTTGCTTTTACAATAGCTGTTTTAGCATAGTCTGTTAACTGTTTCGCATTGCGTGGATCACCAGCAAAAGCAGGCATTTTGAAGTTGCTTGTTTTAAACATTGCATTGTTGACTAAACTAGCAACTAGTTCTGGCACTTGACTAGCATCGGTCTTCATGCTTGGAGCAATCTTCTGAGCAAGTTGTTTAGTCAAGTCTTTGGTCATCTTGTTAACTTTTTTAAGTTTTTTATTATATTCCTTGGCAAGCGCCTTTTCAGCACGTTTTACCGGATCAAAGCCTATTTCATTTATCTGCATCGACTGTCCTTTGAATTCCACGTGAAAATCTTTTAATATCCTGATTACGAATACTGTTTATTAAGCGCCTTTCCAAGTCGCCCGCAGTCTCAGGATCATAATGTAAACGCATTTCATTAATTAAATTAATTGCGCTATTAATAATGTGTTCGCCACGATTTTCAATTACATGTTTACGATCTCGCTCAGAAACCATACCATTTAATTCTTCAAGAATACTTTTGGTTTTTCTTCTCATGGCTCTATTACCTTATTTCATGTATTTATTGTTAAATAACAATAACGGAGGAGAAGAGGAATGTCAATTTCTAAGAAAAACTTTCAAGATCGAAGTCTCTTATTTGCCAGATTAGCAAAAATAGCATACTTAGACGATAAAGAAGCACGTAAACAAGCAAAAGAACTAGGATTTACTACAACTAAATTCTACAATAAAGACGGCGCACAAGCATATCGCTTTCAGAATAAGGACGACTGTGTAATTGCTTGTAGAGGAACACAGCCAACTGAATTTAATGATATTAAAGCAGATTTACAGGCATTGCCAGTACTGGCTGAAACTATTAGTCGTGTTCACAGAGGATTTAAAGCAGAAGTAGATGAACTCTGGCCAATGGTGCTCGAGGATATTCAAAAGGCAAAACAAAAACTATGGTTCTGTGGTCATAGTTTGGGTGCTGCCATGGCAACTATTATGGCTAGCCGTTGTCATTTATATGAAGGCATTCCACAAGTAGAAGAACTATACACATATGGCAGTCCTCGTGTTGGCTGGCGCAAGTATGTTGAAAGTTTGACAGTTACACATCACCGTTGGGTAAACAATAATGATATTGTTACTCGTGTACCACTTAAAATCATGTTATATATACACCATGGTGAATTACACTATCTAAATACCTGGGGCAATGTACGCAATCCTACCGGTTGGCAGTTACTTAAAGACAGACTGCGTGGTATGTGGAGAGGCCTAAAGCAGGGTAAAGTAGATAACTTTGGTGATCACAGTATGGTTGAATATGTCAAGCATTTGGAAAAATATAGTCAAGGTTTAGAAACAGTCCAAATTTAAATCATGTTGTCTTTCGTTTGCTAAATAAAGTGTCATTAGCGATAATGACTTAGGCTCAAAAACGAAAATAGGCATTTAGGCAACAAGGCAACATGAAATTACCAAAAGATGCGAAGGCTCAAATAGATAGGCTACTTGGCAGGTTCACAAGGCAAATACCAGAGGCTCCTGAGTACCAAGACAGACTCGTCGAAGAACTTGAGATTATACTCAAACTTCGCTTTACTGATTATTTCCTAACAATTTGCGACGTACTAGCTCTGACCGAGGACATTCCACATATGACTCGGGGTTCAGCAGGGTCTAGTCTTGTCTGTTATCTCCTAGGAATAACTGACGTTGATCCCATAAGGTGGCAAATACCTGTCGCCCGCTTCCTAAATCCTTTGAGGGATGATCTACCAGACGTAGACATAGACTTTCCGCATTGGCAACAGGACACTGTTATGCAACGTATCTTTGCGAATTGGCCAGAACGTTCAGCAAGAATCAGTAATTATGTGCTATACAAGGAGCGCAGTGCACGTAGAGAAGCGGCACGCCGTCTTGGTGCGACTGGTAGACTTCCTCGTAATTTTCGTTATGAAGATTTAGACATAGACAAGGAAGAGGCCATGAGAATAGAAAGAAAACTAATAGGCAAAAAACGTAGCATCAGCAAACACTGTGGTGGTGTTCTTGTATTTGAAAGAAAACTACCCAAAAGTTTATTCAACAAAGACAATCAAATACTGTTAGACAAACGTGAAGTAGAAGATCTAGAACACCTTAAGATAGACATACTTGCCAACAGAGGACTAAGCCAACTTATTGAGATAGATCCTGACACACCTTTAGAAGCATATCCAGAACAGGACTTTGAAACAAGTCAGTTACTATGTAGGGGTGATGTTATTGGCGTAACACAAGCAGAGTCTCCAGCAATGAGGAGATTATTCCGTGCTATACAACCACAATCAAAAGCAGACTGTGTGTTTGCTACAGCCTTAATACGTCCTGTCGCAACTACTGGTAGACAAAAGGCAAGTTTCTTCCAGGACTGGACAGAACAAAGACTGGAAGAAAGTATTGTATACGAAGATGATGCTATACGTAAGATAGCTAAACTCATAGGCTGCGACTTATATGAAGCAGACATGTACAGACGTGCGTTTGCTAAAAAGGATGAAGAACGTGTAATGGAGTTTATGAGTCGCATGGGTGAACATGAGGACAAAGAATCTATTATACAAGAACTATATGGACTGGGTAACTTTGGACTGTGCCGTGCTCATGCTGTAAATCTAGGTAGACTTATTTGGGCACTAGCATACCAAAAGGCACACAACCCTATGAAGTTTTGGCAGGCTGCTCTCAAGCACTGTCAGGGATCATACAAGCGTTGGGTACACAAGCAGGAAGCAAAAACAGCAGGCTGGGATCTACGTGATCTTGGTTATGAGAATGGTATATGTGAGTCACCTGTTACACAATACAAACGCAATGGCTACTGGACACAGCCAGAGTTTATGCCCAACATGTTTGTACAGGAAACTTATTTGGACCGTGTTAACTTTGCTGGGCTTGTAGCAAATGGTCGTGTATTCAAAGGCGAGCAAGGAAAGTATGTTACGTTTGTTACACTAGGCGTGGGCAACAGTGATTATGTAGACGTAACTATTAAGAAGCCTTTTGGCTACAGAGATCATGATGTTATTGTAGGTAGTGGTAAGATACGTATGACTAATGGCACACGCTATATTGACTGTTGGGAAGCAAAGGGTTATAGATTAGACCGTTACTTGTCTAACTGAGTTTAATTTAGCGATGTAGTCTTCAAAGTTTTCACTATCTAAACTACAATACCCAGTTGCAGCTTGTTCTGAAAAGTCGTTGGGATCTCCCAATCTATTTGTAGGAAAACTGTTAGCAAACCATTCGTTGAGATCTTCCAAGTAAGGTTGATTTAGTTGACTAATAGTTCTATTAATACCAAACATCATGTTTACCGGTGCGTGGTCTCTATACCAAAACATATTAGATTGTACTTCTTCCCAATCGGCATTTGTACGCTGATAGTTAAACCTTTCACCAACATCGTCTATACTAAAAATAAGTTTCACTAGTTTAAACTTGCTCCAAATTTCAAATACACTATCATCAACACGGATAGTACCATTAGTATTATAGTACACACAACACTCGAGTGGATTTGGTATACGTCTCAATATATCCAAGTGTACATCTGTAAACAGTGGTTCGCCACCATTGAAGTGTAACCATTCTACTGTACTTAGGTCAGCAGTGATACTGTCAGGATCAAATTTAAAATTGTCAAAAGTTGGCAGTCCTAATGCTTGGGCGTCTTTACGCCAGGCACTACTCCAACGATTGCTGCATATCACACACTTGAGGTTACAATAATTACCCAAGTGTATTTCTAAATTTTTAACAGTATTAACAAGTGGTTCTTGACGGGCTTGTCTTCTGCTAGGTATGCCTTTTTTTTCATTTAAAACACAATAATCACACGCCAAAGGCACAGTGCCTTCGTCAAATTGTTGTCTCACATGTTTTAAACTGGATTGGTCATATAGTTCAACCGTATGATCATACGGCTGTGTTCTTGCTACGCAACATGGAGCAACTTCCAAAGCATTTTGTTTTTGCTCTAGATATACAGTGTTATAAGGTTCACTACATGTCCATTTATTCATTTTGTTTCAAACTTGCTAACATGTCTTTGAGCTTGCTACTTTGCACATTTGCTGTAATCTTACCTACTTCAGCATCGCCTTCAACTTCAGGAGTTTTGTCTCCTGTTTTAAGTTGTTCGTAGATTGAACTGCTCTGTTTCTTAAAGTTCTGATAGTCTTCGTCCTCGCCCAAGTCTCTGATACGCAGGCTTTCAATGTCAAACTCCAGGTCTACCTTTTGTCCAACACCACTACTACTACGTGTTTTCATTAGCTGTATTTGATAACGTCCACGCTCACGCATTGCTCTACTTGTAAAGATACCAAACACATTGTCTGCTGTATTAATCTTACTAATACCACCACTGATGTGCGAATGATCAAACTCAATTTCTTCAACTGCGCTACGGTTCAACTGCGATGCTGTAACAAAGATTGTGTTGATTTCTCTAGCCAAGTTGCGTAGTTCTTCACTTACATACTTGTCCTTAACAAACAGGTCATTGGGACTGACCTTCGCACTTACTGGCATCAACAGATCCAAGTAGTCAATAAGCAGGAAGTCAATACGCATATTCTTTGTAATCTCAAGTTCCTTTAGGTATGCTCTAACATCATTAACTGTGCTCTGTGCTGGCATATACTTGATCTGTAGGTTGCCTGCTTTCTTGCCCACCATCTTAACTTTCATCTCAACAGTGTCCAAGTCTTTAAATACTTCCTTAGTGCTGATGTTTGTAAGCATACTGTCAATACGCATAGCACTCAACCCTTCACTAAGTTCTAGTGTTAGGTATACACCGTTGAGTCCTGCTGTTACCCAGTTAACAGCCAAGTTCTGCATAAACAAACTCTTACCACTACCGCTACCACCAGCAAATATGTTAAGCTCACCCTTGTTCATACCACCAAACAGTTTGCGATCCAGTCCAGGCCAACCTGTGCTTACCTGCCCGTTGTTGTCCTTGAGTGCCATAAGTCGCTCTCTAGGATTCTCAAAGTAGTCTGTACCCATGTCTTTGGTTAGGCTGATTTGTACTGCGTCTTTGATTAGCTTCTCTACAGGATCATACGTACCTTTTTCCAACAGATCTGCTGCTTTTAAAATAGCACGTTCAAGTTCCTGTCTACGTGTAAAGCCTTCAAACTCTTCAAGGAACCAATCGTTATGTCCTTCTGCCATCTCTGGGATAGGCTTTGCGTCCAGATGTGTGGCAGCGTTTAACTGTTCATATGTAGGCATTGTACTATGTTTAATACAATGCTCCTTAATAAACTCTGCTGCGTCACGCAAACTGCGATCAAAATTTTCAGGATTAAAAATGTTCTGTACACGCACAAAATTCTGTGCGTCCTGCATCATCATTTCTAAAAACAGTTTTTGTAAATCTGGTGTATATTCTTTAGCCAATTCTTTTCCTCATCAAGTTTATCTTCAACCTACTAGTTTGTTTAGCATCAATAATAGTCTTTAATGTAAACAGTTTACCATAACGTATAACCGCTGCGTTAATATCCTTTACGTCTGGTTCCCACTCAGGAAAACTAACACTCCAGCCATACTCCAATGCGTCATCAATAAGTGCCTGTCCAGCACTATCTCTGTCAGGCACTAGGATAACTTCCCTGCCCACTGTATCAATGATCTGCGCCTGTGTTTCGTTACACCTGTTTGTTAGGGTAGCAATACCACCGATGGTCATAGCATCAATGATACCCTCACATACTATACTAAACTTACCGCCCGCCACTTGTCTATCTATGCCATATACATAGTTAGCCTCATAATTATTAAAATACTTGGGGCGAGTATCGTCGTCTATTCCCCTCGCTGTTGATCCTATAACACGCCCATTCCACGTACAAGGGATAATAATACGACGATACATCCTGCCAGGCCTGGTATTACTCCACAATAGCTCGTCTCCCGGCATACACCGTGCCTGTGCGTAATCCTGTATTTCCTGTGGAGCGTCTGCTAATGGCACACAACCCTCTGGCAGTTTACGATCTGGAAATTCAATCGTAAACTCAGGTTCTAGTTCATCTTCTTCTAGAACAACTGTTTCTTTAATACGAAGTGCTTCAACGACTAATCGTTGTCGTTCGTTTTCTTCTACACCCAGCCAATCAAGTAACTTACGAAACTTGTAACTGATGTGTCTACCAGGCTTCCATCCAGTCTTATAGCCACAGTTGAAGCAGTGATAGCTGATGCTTTCACCGTCAGTAATAACACCGCCCCTACTACGTTTGTCCATACCCTCGCCATTGTGATGACAGCATACAGCATTAAAACTGTACCAGCCACTGGGCGAGCGTTTCTGTCTGGGCAAGTTATCAAATATTACTTGCTGGATAGAGTTCATGTTTATAGTATACTATCTATTTCCGATTTAATCAACTCAAATATCTGTTGGTGTCCCAGATCGTTTGGATGTAAATGATCTGCTATGTATTTGTTTTTGCTTGGCATTAGATAGTCTATCATGCCTGGTACGCAATCCACATGAATATATTTTAATTTGTTAACTTTACATGTACATTCAATAATATGTTTAGGATACCAATCATGTAAGTTTTCCAGGTAACCTTCACTACTCCAGCTCTGAGTTACATATTCTATTGCTGTATTAGTAAGTAGACTTCCACGTTCTTTTTGCTGTATATAATTAAGATGTTCCCAGGTATTAGCAAAATTGTTATACCAACTATTACGGTTAGGATGACTCCATCCAAAAATTATTAGATCTTCAGAAGTTATTTCCTGTACTTGCTCGCAGAATTTTAAGGCAATATATGGATTGCTGGCAGAGCTTTCGCTCTGTTGTACAAACTCATAACCCAAGTATTCCGAAACCCAAACACCATATGGTTTAGTAGCTTCTTCTCCCAAACTAACACTACAGCCATACTGCCAAAGTTTCATTATAACAGTCCTTTACTGGTTATCCATTCAGCTAGATTATTAGTCCATACTTCATGTCCAAGTTCGTTAGGATGCCCGCCACTTGCAAAATGTTCTGGGTTTAGACTGTCTGCCATAGTTGTTCCGTTACAAAAATAATTACTGTAGGGTTCACTCTTGTGGTCACCCAGCGCATTAAATTGTAGAAGTTTTACATTGTGATAGGCACATACACTATTCACTATTAGTTTTGCGTTGGTAGTGAACATATTATGACTGGCATCCGTACTACGAGTTAGCCATTCCCTGGCGCTTAAAGCCCAGTCGTTGTCAGCAAACCCATTATGTGTCCATTTATTGTCGTACCAACTGAAGCGAGGATGCGCACTCCATGCTATACATACTACAAATTCTCTATAATGTTCTGCGTTGACCCTTACGTATTCAGTAACCTGCTGGGCAATAGCATAGTTACTATTAGCAGGTTCAGCTCTATTATCAAAACTATAGCCAAAACGTTTACTTAATAAACCCAACCAGACATGACTTTCTCGATGACGATTAAACGCCCTTCGGTCATTGGGATCTATATCTGGAGATTCTAATTCACTACCGTAGGTAAAACTACAGCCGAATCCTACTAGTATCATTAAGGCCTATACAGTACTTTGCTTAGGGTTCCTGTTGTTGTTGTTCTAACGAACCGTACCGCACTGTATATACCGTTCCAGTTAACCATTACTGGGTCAGACTGGGATGTATATGATTGTGTGTTAATAGTAACAAAATCGTCATTGTTTATTGACTGAGTTGTAGGGCTTAAACTAGCTTCTATTTTAAGGGTACCAGTAAACGCACTGCTGAAATAAACCTGAGCAGTGTGTAGCGCATTATTTCTATTCTGTGTTTCACGTAGGTAAATTGTGCTGCCTGTATTTCCACTACCAAATGCTTCTTCTGTACTGGCAACAAATATTGGATATACACCCTCTACTAGTTCAAGTGTTCCATTGGCGCCATACTTGTCATCAACATAACCTACTTGTGTTGAACCTTCACCGTCAACAATCTTAACGCTGTATGTATAAAACTTAGCATCCAAATTGTATAAATCACTGTCTGTTAAAACTAATTTAGCACGACCATTTGGAGCATCTACCCAGGTTAAAGTACGCTCTAAGTATGTTGTTCCTTCATCTTTATTAATTAAAATAAAGGTTGCGGTGCTGTCTGTAAGACTTACACTCTTATTATCTCTGTTTTTAAACTGAAAATGTATATCCTGAGCTATGCCACGATATATTTTTACATTAGGTGCGTAAAATAAACTCATGATTTTCCCCGTATTGTTGAAATCATTAACAACAGCCTTGACATGTTGACGATATAAATAGGTTGTTACTACTGTACTCATTGTATAGTATTTATTGGTTTATTAATGATTGATAGTTGGGCAAAAGAAATTTTTACCGAGTATCCCTTTCTTAGTTTAATTGTTTACGGAGGCAGGGAATTTGTGGGCATCATACAAAACTATGATGACACGGTACTCAGCATCTATGATTACGGAAGACTTAGTAGTCCTGAGACTAAAGAACTTTTTTTATCTTTGGGTGACAACTGGTGGTGGGAATCTAATAGACAGATTCCCATTAATCTTTTTCTTAAAAGTGATTGGACACCCTTCAGTAAAGTACTAATAAACCTCAATAGCAAGGACTGCGAAATAAAATTTGGTCCTAGTGTTAGTATTCAAGATCTAAGTAAAAAGCGCAGTAAACGCCGTAATATTCAGTTAGTTAAGCGAGTTAAGTAAGTTAACGTGTACAACCACTAAATGTGAATAAGCAACTGCGTGGCTACGTCTGAATGTATATCCGTCAACGTTCCGATCCCAAACAGTTTTATTAATTTCTGCCCAGGGTTTATTTCTTAAACTACTTTTGCCTGGACGCATGATAGCGAGAAACATTGCCATACGTGGAATACTATCTGGCTTCATACTACATACCAGTTCATAATGATTGCCAATATGACTGATTTGTTCACAAAATTCACGGTCCTGCCACAACCGTTCCCAGGGAGGTTCAGTTGTCATAAGTTCTACTAGGTGTACTTCGTCACGTATTCCTGCATACACGCCAACGTTGAGCATGTCTAGTTTGAAGTAACCTAACTGTTCAGCACGTTTATGATCTACTGTAGCAAGTCCATCAACAGCACTAGGTATATCTGTAAAGTATACACCTGTGTTATGTTGCTTACCTGTCTCTAGTCTAGCAGGCGTGTGACTGATATGCTTTAGTACACTTGTACGATCAGCAAAGTCGATGTCAATATCTGGTAAATCAATCATCCGCACCATTCCAAGCATGTTTTTCTATAATTATTATTACTGAAT